GGCGCGCTGCGCATCCAGTGTTTGCTGGTTGAACGCTTGACCTGCCTGGCCGACGTTGTACAAGAAGTTGATGTCGCCCTGCTGCAAAGCCTGAGCCGTCTGGCCCAACGCACCTTGCTGCACGCCAAGCTGACCCAACTGGCCACCCAATTGACCCAGACCTTGCGCGGTCTGCTGGCCGATGCCAAACTGTTGCGAAGCCAACTGGCCAATGCCCTGGCCCAAGCCCTGGAACTGCTGTGCCTGCTGGCCGTAGATGCCTGCTGCGGTTTGAGCGGCTTGGTTGCGCGCCTGACCTTGTTGCATCATCAAGTTGGCAATGTTTTGGTTGATGGCAGCCTCTTGGCCAGCCAACGCACCGCCTTGAGACGCCAAGTTGCCGTATTGCTGCGCGGCCTGCATGTACTGACCTGCTGCGCCTTGGCCAAGCTGTGCTTGCTGCACGCCGAGCTGTCCAAGGCCCTGGCCAGCGCCCACTTGTTGTTGTGCCAAGTTGCCATAAAGGCCCGCCGCTGCCTGGCCCAATTGGGCTTGTTGTGCCGCTTGCGCACCCACTTGTTGGCCAATGTTAGACAGTTGACCTGCCGCTGATTGGCCAAGCTGTGCACGTTGTGCTTCCAAAGCGCCAATCTGTGATCCGGCCTGGACACCCAAACCGGCTTGTTGTGCTGCCAACTGAGCGGCTTGCTGTTGCAAACCGGCCTGCTGGGCAGAAGCGCCAATTTGACCCTGGCCAGCGGCCATGAGTTGTTGCGCTGCGTTCTGGCCAAGACCGGCTTGCTGCGCTGCGACCTGGGCCTGCTGCGCACCCAGTTGGCCAATACCTTGGCCAGCCTGCATTTGACGCTGCTGCTGTTGTTCAAAGGAGGCCATCGCTCCTGCTTGTGCTTGGCTGTAGCCCTGAGACAAGAGGTTGGCAATGGTGGAGGCCTTTTGGTCCATCAAGTTGCGCTGCATCTCAGCGCGCTGAACGCCTTCACGCTCACCGCCAAATGCACCAGACCTTACCGCCTGCGCTGCCAAGCCTTGGCCGGCAATTGCGCTTTGGCGATCCATCTGCTTCATCGTCTCGTCGATGACTTGCTGACGATACGGGTCCATAAAGGCCTGTGCAGAACGAGGGTCGTACCCTTGCTGCGCGCCGCCTAAGGTGCCAATACCTTGGCCAAGAGCCTGCTCGGCCGCACCGAAACCTGGTTGTTCGGCTGCAATAGATGACGCAAGTGCGCCGCCATACAACGCGCCGACGCCTGCCTGCATGCCTGGAGCACGAGCAGCTTGCGCTGCCATGCCAACGGCCTGTTGGCCTTGGCCAAGGCCCTGCTGCATCATCTGGCCAGCGTAATTGAAGTTTGGCTGTGAACTTTGAAGCTGACCAGCAGCTTGCTGCATCAAAGCCTGAGAACCGCTGAAGTCTGCACCGCCAGAGCCAAGAGCCATCTGCTGTGCTTGAGTCAAGCCACCAATACCTTGAGCGATCGCTGCCGTTGCAGGACGCAGGTCCGCTTGGCTTGACATGGCTGCCATGTTCTGGCCCGTGGCCAGCGCTCCGAGGCCCGTGCCTAAGTCTTGACGCGCCGCGCCAAATTGACCAGTGGTGTCGGATGCAGCTGCGCGCTGCGCGGCCAGGTCAAGATAACCCAGGCCTTGGTTAATTTGACCGATGCCAGAGGTGATATTGGCCGTGGCCCCACCTGCTTGGCCCATGGCCTTTTGAGCATCAGTAAACTGCTGGCGGGTGTCAGCCCCGCGCAAGATGTCAGCGGCCTCACCAGTGGTGCTGTACGCACCGCCCAGTGCTTGATTGGCAGCGGTCATGTAAGGCGTAAAAGCCCCAACACCTTGCTGTTCAGCGGCTCTGATAGCAGCAGTTTGTGCAGGAGAGAAGCCTGCTACCTGATAGCCAGGAAGCTGCTGGGCAAGCGTTTGGCCTCCGCTCTGGTTGAAAGCCAGTTTCTGGGCTTCTTGCAGTAGCTTGAGCTTATACGCTTCAATCTCCGGGGCTTCCCGGACTATCTGTTGGGTGACTGTTTCGTCTGCCATTTATTTCCCCTTAACGGCTCCGCCTTCGAGCTTCTTCATTAACTTGTACATGCGAGCCGCGCCTTTGCGACGACTGCCACCTCCGGCGTTGCGCACGGCCTTGGCCGTAAACACAAATTCACCGTCCGACAGCATCGCTGGAATGTCATCCGAAGTCCCTGTGCCAGGGCCGTTGATGGGGCCAGTCTTGCGTGGGAAGTTCGTCATCTGTGCATCACCGCCCTTGGCCATGCGACGGGGTTGGCCGTCGGGACCGTAGATGAGGGGCACACCATACAGGCCTGACACGTTGTACGGCTGCGCCACACCGCCAGGACGCTGAGTCACGCCCATGGGGATGACAGAGCCAGGCTGGCTGATAGGAATCGTGCCATACGAAGGCGTGGGGACAATTGGATTGTCCGGTGTCGTAGGTCTGGTATAGCTGCTGAGACCACCGCTGAACTTATCAGGGTTATCCCTCATGTAGTCAGAACCGGTGTAGTTGCGGTTAAACGCAGGGTTCTGGTTGGCGGGCTCGCCTTGCATGCCGCCAGTGGCTGCTACGGCAGCAGTGCCTGCAAGAGCCAAAGGACCATACTTCTGAATGATACCTGCATCTGCTGGCAAACCTGCACGGCTTGGGGACAGATTTGTGTTGTAAATGTCCTTGGCTACATTAAAAGGCTCTTGGACAAACTGACGTGCAGTGTCGATTGGCCCAGTCATGCCCAGTGCACTACGTTCAATCTGAATGTTGGTTGGAGACGCACCTACACTGGTTGGCGACATTGTCTTAGGATCAATGCCAATCTGTTTGTAGTATTCTGCTTGGTAGTCTGCGGGCATCGAGCCGCCAGGACCACTCTGAGAAGTTGAAGCCAGCAAGTCTTTTGCAGTGCCTGTAGCCTCAATAGCAGTAATATCAGGCTTTCCACCAACAAGAACATTGCTACCCTCTTGACCGGGCAATGGGGCGGCAGGAGGCTGATTACCAGACTCAAGCGAGACAGGCTCGTTCATCATGGTTGTGTTGTTCTTAAGACCTTGAAGCGCGGCTGACGATGCACCAGACATCAGGCCCATTCTTAAAGCGTCTTGAGTGCTCATGCCACCCAGCTTGCCAATACCTGCGCCAATCACGCCTGTTGCAAGGCCTGTATTCAAGGCACTACCGGCTGCGCCAGGTAAGTAACCACCAACTGCGGACAGTGGGCTTGTGCCCATGATTGTGCCGCCACCGCCGATGTAGCCCATAGCGCCAGAGATCAAGGCTTCCTTGATTGATCCGCCGGCCATGAGCGTCGTGCCCGCGCCCGCGAGACCCGCTGCAGTGCCCATTGAAAGGCCCACGCCTGCTGGACCGAGGACCGCTGCCAACGCAATGGTGCCCAGGATGCGCCCAACAGGAGATTTCAGCACGTCTTTAACGACGTTCACAACACCTTTGACGACGCCCTTAACGGCCCCAACGACTTTGCCAAGCACGCCACCTTTGAACTCAGGCAGGCCTGTAGCAGGGTTGATCGTGCCAGAGCCGCCACGGCTTCTGAGCATTTCAGCTTCTTCAGGAGTAATGTGTGCCAGGATGCTGTCACCACCACGGCCCTTGGCAGCAAGGTATTGACCAACATCGGCCAAGCCGCCAGAGGCCATGCCCATGGGCTGCAGGCCTTCAACAACAGGGCCCATATCTACCATGGGTTCTTGAGCACCAGCGCCCTGCATCTGCCGCATCTCTTGCAGCACCGCGAGCATCGAGCCAATGAACTCAGGATCGTATTCTTCTGGCATGTCCCCTTCATCAAGGGCACCGCCTTCAATCATTTTTTGCAAGAGGTTCTTGTAGTCGCCAGGGTTTTGGCTGACGTATTCAAAAACCTGAATGAGCACATCAAGCTGTGCAGGCGTGAGCTGAAGGTCACCAATGTTTTGGCGAATGGCCTCTTTTAACGCAACGTCCTCGCCAGGATTGACCATGCCAAGGGCGGTCATCGCGGCGTCATAGGAGTCAGCGCTCGTGACGGTCGGTTGTTCTTGTTGGGCTTGTTCGCCCTGCATGCCCATGCCTTGAGGCAAGGCCATGATTCCTTCAGTTGCCATGATAGTCCTTTCCAGTTTTTGCCAAAGGCCTCACGGGCCGCGCGCCGGGAAAGGACGCGTTAATGGCTGTAATTATCCAACAAAAGATCAAGTTTTGTCCACTCATTACGACCTGTCTATCTCTAAATAGGACAAGTAAAAGTGCGAACTAGCCAGACTAGACCGAACTTTTAATACATCACCCGCTTCCATCACAAACGGGACGCCGTTAAAGACCTCCATGGTCGCGTCCGGTGCAATGGTATGGGCCTTCAAAACATAGTGCAGCGTGGCGTCGCCCGCGCTGTACTGCGTCACTTGCAAACTGGTCCGTGATGCGTTGGCATTGGTTACCCGCAAAGAGCGAATGACCGCTGTGGTCGCATCAGGGACGGTGTAAATCGTTGTTTCTGTAGCAGCTGATGGCAGCAGCACCTTGCGAAGATATTTGTTGGCCATGGTTACCTCAATGAAGACATAAAGGTGACCGTCAAAATCACCGAAGGAATGGCAGGGATTGGAGCCGCTGCTGCGGCCGCTGTTGCATGCAAGTTAGTGTCGTCAACTGCCCACATCAGCTCAAAGTAGTCCCCGCCGTTGAGGTCAAGCACAAAGTTCCACGCAGCCACCACCTCAGCATTGGTGCCTTGAACAGCCACAATACTTGCAGAATCTGGGACATCCGTCCCGTTGATCCTGGGCCAGATATACGCATGAGCTGATGCACCAGAGGCCTTGTCCAACTGAATGGAGAACTGAAAGTTGTAGACGCCAGGCAGGTCAACGTAGATGCGCGATGTTGGAGAGCCAACATACATCTGGTTGGCAATTTGCGAGGTGTTGAACGTGTACGCTTGGGGCGTGTTAATCGTTGCAATCGTCTGCGTGGTGGTGTCAAAGAACGACCCATAGGGCAACAACATCCCCGCGCCAGCACTACTCAGGCTTTGGTTGAAACCACTGGCCTCGTACCAGGTCAGCGCAGCATCCTTGTCCTCTGTGACGATGGGCGTGTAGGTGTTGTTGAGCTGAAAAACAATCTGCTCAAGCGAACGCACAAGCTGATTGAACTGCGCGGGATCGTACCCGCCAGTACTAGCGTTAGGCAGCCTGACGTTGTTGATTTTGCTCATCGGAATCCGTCCGGCTGAATGTCAACACGCATGGTTCCAAAGCGCCAGAAACTACCCAGCTCATCGCTCTCAATGCGCAACTGAATCTGCCTGCCGCGCGCCCGCGTGCTGACAAACTGCGTAGTTGGCGTGATCACATAAGGGTCCAAGGAACTTGGTACTGCAGTGGCCTGTGGATAAGGACGCAAGCGAAGCGCCACAGTGATGTTTCCTTCTTGGCGCTTAAAGTCAGGAATGAACTTCTGCATGAGCACCATGTTGTCACCGTCACCAATGTCAAAGTAGCCAGAGTACACGTATGCGTCAATGGCCTCGCCATTGGCATCCAGCCCGTCTTCCTGGTTATACAGGTGACTGCGTCCCGCTGTCAGGCCGTAGATCGTAGTGATGGTGGCTTCCGTGTCCAAAGGATCATATTTGGAGGCCAAGGGCTTCTCAAACGTGCCGATGTCTGTCCAAGCAGTGCGTGCCATGGAGCCTACTGACCAGACGTTTTCCATGTAGTTGTACGTCACAAAGCGGTTGACATAGTCGCTGCTAAGGGACGGGTAGTACCACGTTACCTCGTTGAACTGGGTGTTGATACCCACGTTCACTGAAGTGGCCTGGGCAATGTTCAAGTCTTCAAAGACGTAGTCTTGCACCGTGCAAGGAATCTTTTTGACCGAGCCGTCAAACACGAAGAACGCGTCCTTGCTCATCCAATACGCCACGCCGTTCACGTCAGCTGACGCGTGGGGCGCGATGATGCCGCAGTTGGCACCCAACTGCTGGAAGCCAAAGGTGTAGGGCGGTCCAAGGTACTGCTGGCCATGAATGGACGTGTCTGTCCAAATCAAAATCTGACCACGTGAGCGCAGCGCCGAGACAATCTCGTTGCCGTCCGTGAGCCGTTGTCCACCGGCCGTGTTTGTTGCAGTGGCGACAAAGTCGTTGATGTTCTCTTGCGAAGAAAAGCGCACAAACATCGGGTCCTGGCTCGTTGGATCACCAAGCGTGGACTCCGTGCCAAAGCACACCAGGTGCCTGTCTGGTGTAGACACCAGCGCAAACTTTGATTTAGTGGGCGCGCCTGAGATGGCCGTGGCCCGCGTGCCAATGCCCGAGCTGGGGTCCCACTCATAAATGCCGCCGTCAACCAGCTGCAAGATGAGTATTTGGCCAAAGTTGTCAAATTGCCAGACCCTGGCGAGCAGAGACAACGCAGCAGAGGCAGGTCGTGGCGTGCCCCAGGTGCTCAGGCCCCAAGTGCCTGTGCCCCAGCCAAAGTCAACGAAGCTGACGTCACCACCGACGTTGATCTGGTAGGTCGCTGTGGCCGTGCCGGCCGCTGCTGCCGTGGAGGTCGCTTGGGTCGGGGAGATGATAGTGTAGTGATCAGGGTCAGGTACATTTTGAATCTCAAACTCATTGGTGAGGTCAGCATTAGGAATACCTCCAGGGTTGCCAGTGACGCTGCTGAACTTGACAAAGTCTCCTTCAGTTGCGCCATGGGCCACGTCATTGACAGTCACTGTGGTGAGGCCATTGGTGGTGTCAAAGGTACATGAGCCCGTGGCGCGAATAGGAGTGATGTCGGACCACGCGCCACCATAGAACACATAGACCTTGCGGTTTGTTCCAAGGGCCGCGTAGGGTGATCCGTCGAGCGCGTTCCAGGTAAAGATGTCACTGACGGAACCCACGAAGTTCACTTGCGTGTTGCCGAACTGCGTCCAGCCGCCTAACTTCTCGGGCAGGCCGTAGCGAAAGCGTATGTAGTCGCTGTCTACCCAGCCACCTTCAGCGCCGTATTCGGTATTCTGCTTGTCAACACCAGGCTTTAAAAACAATCGCAAGAGGGCCATATTTAGCCCTTTGCTGCACGCATGTTGTCAACAAGATTGGGGTATGGACGGCCTGCTTTCTTGGCTGCGGCCTTGGCGGCAGACTTCTTTGCAGGCGTCAAAGCCTTGGGTTTTCCAAGGCTCTTGGGGCGTTTTTTGTCCCATACAGGGGTATTTTTCATGTTACACGTCTCCATTCAGGTTTGCCGTCGCCACGGCTGAAATGCGGTGTGTCAACGAGTTTTAGACCATTTCCGCCCCAAGAATTCAGTGGATGCAGACTTTCCCAGTATGCCCCCAATGGGGCCAAAACCTTCTTGTCGTATACCAATTTTCCGTCGAGGAAGAAGTTGAAGTCAACTGCTAAACGCTTTAAATGCAACGAGTTCATCGTCTGGCTGCGGCCAGTCTTGACATAAAGGGCCTGCTGCTCGGCAGTGCGGTACAACTCGCCTGGTGTAACCATAAAACCTTGCGCAGTAGCAAACTTCACCAGTTTGCCCATGTCAAGCAGGAAAGCAGCTTGTTCTTGGCTCAGGCTCATTTGCTGCCCCCGTTGGTAAGCTGTTTGATGGTCTCGTCCTTCTCTTTGGAGCCACGTGTGGTGCCAAACTCAAAGGAGTAAATGTTGTCCAGGTAGCCAAGGAATCGGCCCAGGACAAGCGTAAAGATGCCCTTGACGTATTCGTTGATGTCCTGGTCTTTCCAAACGATCCAGACCAGGAGAGCGACCATGCACACAGCCAAGAAGAACATCACGTTGGCACGGTTGTTGGTCATGCCGCGCTTGATGAACTCTACGTCGCGCCCGCGTGCAGAATCACGGTCCTTGACCTCCTCTTTAAAGGCCTCCAGATCGAGCTTGTTGTCCTCAATGCGAAGGCGAAGCAGCTCTTCTTCGTGATCCATTTCGTACTGGCGCAGTGTCAACAGGTCCTTGTCGGACATGTTGGGCTCGATCTTGACGCCGGTCTTCTCCTCAACCCATTCCTTGCCCTTGGCCATCACGGCATTGCCGATCAGGCTCAGGCCCTGGGACAGGAGGGGTGCAAGAAGTGCAGGAATCATGGCTTACCCTTTCAGGTCGAAACTTAAATTGGGGTGGCGCGGATACTGCACAACGCGTTCACCCTCAGGGCATTTGTATTTAATCGTTGCCAGCAAGGTGGCTTTGCCGCTGGTAACCTTTTCTTTGCCTACCATTGTCAGTTCATAGGTGAAGGTGTCAATCTCTGGCCCTGCTGGGCCGCTGAACTTGCTTGCGGTAGTGGTGGCTTCATGCACCATGCCTGCCGCATCGCGAATGCTTGGGGTGAAGCTCTCAACAGAGCAGTCGTCGCGCTTCTTGATCCGCGCAACGGTGACATTGATTGGCTTGCCAGCTTCTGCCACGATCTTAAAGTTCTCGGGCGACCATTCAATGATCGCGCGGTCAAACCAACCGAACTTGTCGGCTAACGTGTAGCTGCCGCCTAATGCAGCAACACTGGCAGCAACTGCACCGATAGCCTTGGTTATGTCGATCACGGCTGCTCCTTACATCGTTGCTCCCGATGCAGCAGGGACCGTCGTGATTTCGATCGCCACGTTTTGCGCAAGGCTTAGTGGTTGTCCGCAATCGGCGCAGGTGTCTGCGTCGATCTCGGACTGATCCAGGTCGTAGCCGCACGCACCGCAGAAAACTTCTACGGCGTGTGCGGGTTCGATGCTGCCGTCAGGCAGCGTCCGTGACGGGCTTTGCAGCTTCATCGGTCTTTGCCATTTCGGGCATTGGGATTTGTGGCTGCACTTCACCGTGGATGGCGTTGACAATCTGAAACACTTCGCCGTAGGGGCGAGTACCCAGGTATTGCAGGATGCCGTTCACGAGTTGCAGGCTGACTTTGACTTCTTCATTCATGGATTTTTCTCCAAAGCATCGCTGAAATGGGGCAGCGATGGAACCCCTTGAACATTATGCCGCAGGTGCCCAAGGCAACGGTGTGTTTTCAGGGCTTACAGGAGGAGTAATCATGCTGTCGATCTGGCCCTGCACACAGGCTTGTGCGCTTGCAATATCAGACTCAGGAATCCAACCAATGACGATGGCTTCTGTCAATTGATCGTAGGGGATGAATGCGCCCTCTTGGTCAGCAGAGTTGAACTGCGTGTTGCCACCGATGGATGCGGTGTTTGCGCCGTCTACGCCAGTGACTTCCCAGAGGGCGTTCACAACGTAGTTAGGGTCTGGCTGTTGTAGTGTGTACATCGCCGTGATGCGGGTTGTAAAAGTGGTCATTTTAGTTTCCTTTAAACTGGTGGGTTAGGGTCATACGGCACGGGCGATGTCTGAGTCCAAGCGTATGTAGCAATGCTCAAGTAATAAGCCTCATCCAATACTGTTGATGCTTGTGGGTCATTGGGTACTAGGACGCAACGCCAGTAGGTTGACGAGATGACAACGCCATCCTTGAGAACATCGGTAGTCTTGCGAACACCAATGCAACCATTAGGTTGAATGTCAAACTGAGAGATGTAAACGATTTCAGATAAAGCCATGATTGTTTCCTTTTAAGTTAAGTGCCTGACTAAGCCATACGACCCAGTTATGTTGTGTAAGTTATTGTTCCAGCTATTCGTGTGCCATTTTTTAAAAGATTTGGGACGTTAGTAATAGTTACAGCGGCAGTTGAAACGCAAGCAAGAGAAATTGTAGTTGCCCCACTATCAATTCCTGCATATATACTAGACACAGCCGTATTAAGGTCTTGAAACCAACTTACAGAAGGGCCACCAAATCTAGCCATCCCTGCTGGACTGTTGGTTGCTGTAAATGGTGCGCCTAAAATAGAAGTATTAGACCCTGTGCCAATAGTATTGATGGTCATGTCAAAAGCCAATGTGACAAGCCTACCAACTTTTGTATACAAACCCGATTGAACTGAGTATGTAGCAGTTCCACCAACACTAGGCGTCCAAGTCCCCTCCTCATAGTCATCCAGAGTGTTGGCGTTGGCAGAGGCCGTTTGGCTTGCGGCAAACCTGATTGCGTTCACCCCGTCTGTTGACATATTTAAGATATTGCCAATGCCTGACTTGTCTGAGTTGAAGAACAAATTGTCAGTAATACCCTGCAACGTAATTGTCTGGTTGCTTAAAGGGTAAGTATTTAGGACTTGTGCAGTTGCACCGCAGTTGTAATAGTTAATTTGACCTGACGAACTTGCGGCATTTGGCAAGCTAATTCTTGTCATTGGATAAAAATCGCCAGTGTTACTAAAGTAACCACGCATATTTCCATCACCGTCAGAGAACACAATGTAGTTGCTACCCGTTGCTGAGATAGGCCCAGTATTTCCATCGTACCGACCGAGAATGACGTTCTTAGTCCCTGATGTAACCGCGTTTCCAGAGGCTCTACCAATGAACGTGTTGTCGCCACCAGTAGTAAAGTGACCAGCGTATCTGCCAATAAATGTGTTGTTGCTACCTGTGGAGTTTGTATATCCAGCAACTTGTCCGATGTAGACGTTTTCAGTTCCAGTGGTATTTGAATACCCTGCCTGATAGCCCACAGCCGTGTTGTTAGATGCTGTGGTGCTGAGGAAAAGCGATTCCTGACCAACTGCTACATTGTTTGAGCCTGTTGTGTTTGTATACAGCGCCTGAACTCCAAAGCCAGCATTTTTAGCTCCGCTAGTGTTGTAGTACATGGCTTGATAGCCCATGCCAGTGTTGTAACTTGCGGCGTTGGTATACAAAGCTTGATAGCCAACTGCTGAACTACCAGATGTTATGGTGTTTGATAGCAAAGCCTGACGACCAATAGCAACGTTATTTGAGCCAGAAGTGTTGTTGCGGTTGGCTTGGTAACCAATTGCCACGTTGTCAGAGCCTGCCGCATTGTTGGTTTGCAGAGCCTGATACCCTAAAGCAACGTTATTTGCGCCAGTTGTGTTGTCAAGCATTGCCTGATAACCTACAGCAGTGTTATTGGAGGCTGTGGTGTTGTTTTGTAGTGCGTAGTTGCCCAATGCGGTATTGTTGTTTCCCGAAGTCAAACTGTATAAAGCAAGAACACCTAAACCTGCATTGTCGCCACCAGTTGATGTTGAATTTGGGCCTGTGGCATAACCAACATAAGTGTTGTTTACTCCAGTAGTTGTACCGTAGCCAGTCTGATACCCCAAGAATGTGTTGTTGGTGTTTGTTCCAGTAGCGGCATTAAAAGAGTATCCAGCACGATAGCCTAAATAGACATTGTTGGTATCTGTAGTTGCGCTGTAACCTGCTTGCGTACCGATGGCGGTACTTCTTTGCCCAGTTGTGTTTGCATTTAACGACTGGTGACCAAAGGCAACATTATTGGCTCCTGTTGTATTAAATTGTAGCGCCCCCACACCAAAAGCGTTGTTGTTGCTTGCAGTGGTGTTGGAGTAGAGAGCATCACGGCCAAGCGCGGTGTTGTTCCCGCCAGTTGTATTAACCGTAAGTGCGCCGTACCCAACCGCAGAGTTATTGCCCCCAGTAGTGTTGTTTTCAAGAGCCGATCGACCAAGAGCCGAATTTGCACTACCTGTAGTGTTGGCATACAGCGATGTTCTGCCTAATGCAGTGTTGTAGTTCCCACTGGTGTTGGCTTGGAGTGCAAAGTAACCAAAACCAGAATTATCGATACCCGTCGTATTAGCCGCCAAAGCACTAGCACCCACCGCAGTATTGGTAGACACAGCACCCGCACCACGACCAACAGTCAGACCATAGATGTTGGCGTCCAGGCCAACAAACAGCTTCTTCGCGATGCCCACACCGCCATCAGTCTGGATTGAGCCAGTGGTCGTGCTGCTGGAGTCAGTCGTGCTGTCCACAGTTAACGCGCCGGTCAGCGTCTGAGCGCCACCAATGGTCGCGTTGCCGGCCAGGAACAAGTTGCGAGGACGTGTTGCACCCGACGCACCAATGTCGTAGGTGTTGTCGGTGAAGATCAAATTGCTGGTAATCGTGCTGTTGATGGTCAGCGTGTCAGTAGACGCATCGCCCACGGTCACGTTGCCGTTCAAGTTCACACCACCAGTCAAGGTCAGCGTACCGCCAACGGACAAGTTGCCGCCCACAGTGGCAGCACCGGCCAAGAATAGGTTGCGGGGGCGCGTGGCCCCTGATGCACCAATGTCGTAGGTGTTGTCCGTGAATATCAGGTTGCTGCCGATCGTGCCAGGCACAGTGATGATGTCACCAGCTGCGTTGCCCAGGGCAACAGTGCCATCCAAGGTGGTCGCGCCAGACGCGTTGAGCGTGGTCACCCGTGCAGAAGAAGCCGTTGTGGCTCCCAGGGTCGTGTTGTCAATCGTGCCGCCCAGGATGTTGACAAAGTCAAACATCTGAATGACGCTGGTGCCATTCACATACAAGTGCGCCTTGCGGCCATTGGGAACAGTGATACCAGTGCCGGCCGAGGTCTTGACCGTGATGCTTTGGCCACCGGTCGTGTTGTTCTGAACGATGTACTGCTTCTGGATGGTAGGAACTATCAGCTCGCGCGTCTGCGTGAGCGAGCCAAAAGTGGATGTGACATTCAGTACCAAGCAACGCGCAGCCTGCGAGGCATTGCTGTTTGTGATAGTGATGGTCAGGTTGGCGTCAGACGTGTAGTCAGGATTGCCAAGTCCAATGACAGCCTGCTCAAACGCAGTGCCTAAGTTGGTGTTTGTGATGTCGCCCCAAGTTCCCGAGTTTTCACCCGTGGTCATCAACTCAATCTTGAGGTTGGTGGAGTAAGTACTTCCTGGCATGTTATTTCCTTTACGTTAGGACCTGGGTCCAAGTCACTGTATTTCCGTCATTGACAACGACCCAATTCGCTGACTGTGCATCATCCACATTTTGCCAGTTAGGCGTCTGATTGTCATCTATTACACTCCAAACCAGCACGGTTCCGACCTGTCCCTGTGCAGAAACTCCCGTGACAAACACACTTGCGTTGGCTGCCGTCGTGACACTGCCCACTGAGGCAGTGGCCTGGAGCCCTGTAACAGGCACATTTCCGCTTGCGTCAACCGCCACCGAGCCAATGGCCATCGTCCCAGCAACCCCGGTGACGTACACGTTGGCATCCGCCGTGTGGTCAACCGAGCCAACCTGGCCAGTGGCCTGCACGCCCGTAACAAACACGTCCGCGTTCGCGGCCACCGTGACGTTGCCAAGGGCCATCGTGCCCACGACTCCCGTGAGCGTGACGTTGGCGTCCCCTGTCATGGTGACTTGGCCAACATAGCCTATGGCTTCGACCCCGGTGACGTTTACATCCGCGTTCGCGGTGACCGTCACGCTGCCCAAGAACATCGTCGCGCTGACTCCCGTCAGCAGGACATTGGCATCCGCCGTGATGGTGACGCTTCCAACGGCCCCAGTGGCTTGAACGCCGGTGGGCAGTACATTGGCATCACCTGTGACCGAAACAGAGCCCACAGTGGCCGTAGCGGCCACGCCAGTAACGCTGACATCAGCATTGGCCTGTACAGTAACCTGTCCAACACTGGCAGTGGCCGAAACCCCCGTCAATGTGACGTTGGCATCAGCAGAAACTAAGACAGAACCAACCGCACCCGTTCCCAGGGGAAGCTCAGGTTGAGCGTTTCCCCAGGTAGACTGGCCCCAGCCTACAACTGAGTTCCAACCAGTAAAGGCAACGGTGACATCTGCCACATCACCGCCTGTTAGGCAATGCGGATGATGGCGCTGGTGGCGTCATTGGTTGGGAAGATGATGGTGAACGTGCCACTGGTGGACGTTTTTGCACCGCCAAAGTCCAAAACGCAGACAGTTGGGTCGCCCGCAGCCGTGTCGTTGTAAATCAACGCGCCATAGGCCGTGATCGTCGCAGCAGTGAACGACAAGTCAGCAAAGTCCGTGAAGGCAGTCGTGCCTGTGGACGTCGGCGTGACGTTGGTCAGCGCGCCGCCACCAGCAGAATACGAGCCTGATGCAGCCACCTCATTGGTGGCCGTATAGGCGGTCGTTGCTGCAGTGAACGAGGCACTGTTGTCATACAAAGCCAGCTTGAACGTATTGCCCGTGCCGGTTGTGAAGTTGTGTACACCTTTCATCAGCTCCACTTTGAAGCTGGTGCACATAAAATTGCCTGAAAATGCCATTTTTAATCTCCTAACAAATGAACCAAGTCGGGGTGACCTGCCTCGCGCAGGCGCAAGGCAATAGTTGCTCGGTCCTGTTCAACCGCCTCTCTCAGGTAAAACGCCACGACTTGCTTGACGCTATCTTTGAAAGCTCTTGCCTGGGCCTGCACCGCTGGGTGCGACTGATCACCCACATAGATGATTTTGTCGGCCGCGCGCGCTGCCAACTCCTCGGGCGTCCAACCGCGCTTTTGCGTGGTCTCGACGAAGACGCTGCCTACGTGTAC